GCGACTTGTTGATCCGGCTGTCGGGGTCTTTCGCAGTCGCGGCGCTGGTGTTTCGCTTCTTCATGCCCTTCATTCGGGCGCAGAACGACTTGTGCCTGGGATTGTCCGGGTCTTTGACGGGCGGCCGCAGCGTGCCGCCAGTTTCCTTGTGATAGGCTTCGCGGCCGGCTTCAGTAAGTCCGCCAGCCTTAGACTTCAGAGGCTTTTTTTCACCGTCATAGCGACCGAGCAAATCGAGCGTTTGCTCAATTCGCTCAATGGCTTTCGCCAATATTTCGCTTTGACGCATCAGGTTTTTACCCGTCAAGGGACATCTTTACATATAGCCTCGATCAATACCCATTGCGAGAAAATAAGCAAGATTATTTTCCCGCATCTAAAGCCGCGTCGCTCTTTTTCGTCAACATATCATCGGGAAGATCGCGCAGGCTATAAATCCATTGGTAAAAACAGCGACAGAAAACTTCCTCGCCGGGCTGCGTGATTTCATCCGTGTAGCCAGCCGGGCCGCACTTCATCAGGCCGCGCTCCTGCGCCCAGTTGCCGCGCATGGTGTATACCTTGCCGTCGCGCTCTTTGTGATCTTTGCGGTAGTTGTAGTTTCGCTGCTTCCAGTTGGAGTGCCAGATGCCGGCGATAGCACCGCCATCGACTGCCAGCGTCTCAGACAGCGCCGCCACAAACTTATGGCCCTGGTCGATAATGACCCGGCGTTCCTCGAACGGCAGCGACTTTAGTGATTTCTTGATATCGCCTTTGACGTCGTTTTTGTCGATGACCTTTGATCCGCCCTCGGGGACGGATGTGCTCCACCCGCTGAAACGCTGCAGCGTCTTTTGAATGGCCGCTTCGCGATTCATCTTGATCAACTGGGCAGACGCCATGATGCGTCGATCCAGCTCGACGCGAAGTTTCGGTTTGAGTTGGTCCAGCGTAAAACGAGAAACGCCTGGATTCAATTTGAGCAAGCCAGCGCGTTCAACATATCGTTTGTATAGCCCTTCCAAGGATCGGCGAAGGGTAGCCTCCATCACATCAGGAGGCGTCAAAGATTGCTTGGCGGCTTGTTCAATACGAAGAAGCCACTCATCAACACGAATGGGATCATAACCTCGGTCGGTGATATCAGCGACAGCGGCCGTGATGGTCTCATAAAAATTCACTGGCCGGTTTCCTCGATTTCACGCTCGATCTGTTCGAGTTCACGGTCCATCTGCTTCAGCCTCTTTTGCGAATCGCCGAACCAGCCACGTTCAGATATCGCCACGCCGAGTTCAAGAAAGCCCTTCAGCACGACTTCCTTTTTGGCTCGCAGTTCGTCGGCCTTGGCCTTGGCTTTCGCCACCTTGCGGAGTTCCTGTTCTTCTGGCCCGCCGGGCGAGTTGGCAAGAGGCGACCCAACTCGCCCGGCAGTAGCGGGACGGCGCAGCAACACCGCCTCGCGTCTCAAACACCGCCCGACATAGGCCGAGGCGGCTCTTCAGTTTGCGGAGGCGGCTCGAAATCTCGAATTGCCTCATAATCAAGAATGAGCGGCTGCGGGAACAGGGTCTTGTTTTCGCCTGCGCTGTCCACAGCCCACTCGATCAGCCGCGCCCGATTGTCCGGGTCCATGAACGGCATTAGCTGTTGCAGCATAGACAGCACAGCCTTCTGACGAACATCCTCGGCCTTGGTGTCCGCCTCGGGGTCTTTCAGCAGGGATGGCCACACAGCCTCGAAACTGTTGCGCCAGCGGTAGAACGCGTCGGTGTAGCTGACGTCGGCGTACTCGGGGAAGTCTGCTTGGATCGTCTGGTAAAAGTCTGGATTCCAGGCGCGACGCATCACAATGTCGTCGAAGAAGTCATAGAGCGGCTGCATCCATTCACGAATGCCGTCGATGTACCGCGCGATGTTACGCGCATCCTCGGTGCCCTCGCCGAAGCCTGCCACCATCGTCTCGTTCTCGAGAATCTTGGCTGGCATGTCCGCAGCGGTGGCGATGTTCTTGAGAATGTTGGTCCGGGCGAAGCTGCCAGCGCCGTCGATGTTCTGCAGGTTGAGGCTTTCAATCGACTCGGCGATGTCGATCGACATGACGTTGTTGGTCTGCGCCTCTTTCAGAAGCTGACGCTTGACGCCCGCCATCCGCTGCATGGCGTTATCGATGATGGAGCCGGGGGCCTTGATCTTGGCCACGATTAGCCCGGCCTTGCGCGCGATCATGTCGTCGGTCACCATCGTGGACACGAACGACTTAAGCGGAAACAGGGCGCGCTGGTACACGGAGCGGCCGACATAGCCGAAGGCCGACGTCGTATATTCGATGTAGATCGGCCGTTCGTTCATAATGACGATCGATCGGCTGCGATGATATGGCTTTCCCGCAACTGCGATCGTCGTGTATTTCAGGAAATCCGGCGAATTGGGGTCTTGATTCAAGACCAAGCTGCCCGCCGTGTTCAGCGGATCAAGAATGTTAAAATAGATGCTCAGGTCTGCAAGGCGATCAAGTGGCAGTTCTTTGTCCGGGTCCACGCCTTCGGCACCCACGACAATTGAACCGATGCCATAGATGCGCGCCAGACTGGCAACCTGGGAAATATAGGTGTCCGCGTTGATTTTTTGCCATTCATTCTCGAAGGCTTCGCGAACGCGATCCTCGGGCGAATTGGTGATGCTGATCTGTCGCTTTTGCGATTGCGCCATCATGATGGGTGAGTCGGCCATTTTTCGGCCGAGAGGATGATAGGCGTAAATGGTCTTGCAGGTTTGGTACGACAGATCACTGCCTGGAATGATCTCGTCCGCCATCAACAAGGATTGAAGCGAATTGCCGAGATTCGCAGACTGCATGTTGATCGTGGACATCAGGGGTTATACCTTTCCGCCAGCGCCGCATGGCGCGCGAGATGGTCGTCGGTGCTGGGCGACCCATTGAACGTCAAAGAGACGCCCGCATTGCGCGCGGCATCTTTGATGATGTTTTCGGGGATATGAAATCCCCTTGCTGCAAGGGCGAGGGCCAACCTCAGCGCCGGATTAATATCCATCGTTATTCCCCAGGGCGATGGCTATAGAGTAGCAAAACGCGTCAAGCAAATCATCTTCGCCTTGGTCTTTGATGCCAATTGTAAAAGTCAAGACTTGTTGCATGAGATGATTGCGCGTTGCGCCTTTGTAAACAACGGTTTTTTCATAGGCGTGACGGGATAATTTTACCTTGCCTTGATAAACATACCCAGAAACCGAGATGGCGCGTTCAGCTTTGCCCAGACTGGTCAGCTTGCTTTCGATCGAGTGGGTGGGCCAGCCGCGCCGGGCGCCTTGCTGTAAAAGCACCATGCCGGATGCCTTGTCCTCGATCCAGACGCCCAGGCTGCCCATTTGCGCCCGGCAGGTATTGGCGAGTTCCTCGCATCGGGCAAAAACCGATGGCAGCCAGTGTTCCAGAAGCGCGCCTTCGATTTGCTGAATGTCGTAGTCGAGGATGACCAGTTCATGTTTGGAGCCGATAATGCTCCTGGCACAATAAATGACGGCGGTGCCATCATTTTCGCGTCCGGTTTTCGTGGCGCTGTCCACGACAGCAAAGACGGCGGCAGATTGCGTGGGATATTCGACTGGTTGCCCTTCATGCAAAAGGCTGTCGAGGCTGAAAAACTGAGACCCTGACCAGTCCACGAACTCGGCGAGATATTCCTGCTTCCAGACAAGAGGTGGTCTTTCAGCCTGCAGCCGGATGAGTTCGGACTGCGGCATATAGGGATTGCTAGACGTCGGCGCGTGAAACTCAGTGAAGCCATGCTCGGGTTCGTTGCAAATGCGCCAAAAGAAATTATCCGGGTCCACGCCATTGGCGTTTGATAGCGCCGTGGCGGAGCCTTGGAAATCGAGCAGAGTCGGCTGAATGGCGCGATTCCAAATGTCCATCATGTTGGGCTTAGTGAATGCCGCTTCGTCGATGAACACGTGATGATATTTGCGTGATCGGCCAGCGCTATCGTTTTCCAGGGTCCAGAATTCAATCCGACCGCCAGTGATGCAGCGAATCAGACCTTCGGTTTTTGATGAGGTTTTGACGACTGGCCGCAGCAGTTCAAGCAGCTCGTCATAGATTTCCGTCTGGTATTTGTATGCCGGCGTGAAGTAGCCGACGATCTGCCCGCGCAGAATGCGGTCGGCTGCGGTTGTTTGCGCCAGCTTAGACTTGCCCCAGCGTCGGCCGCAGCGAATGGCTTTGAAGCGAGCAGACTTGCCCTCTGCATCGCGCAGATTATAGGCGCCCATCTGGCCGGAATGGAGAGTGGGCAGAGTGACTGTGATTTCAGTCACGACTAGGTTCGGGCAATCCGCCCACCACACGAATGGTCAGGCCCTTATCGCTATCATCGACCGGCGCCTTTTCATTCCAGCCAGCACGGGCCTTCAGCCAAAAGATGGATGCGGTGACGGCGGCCGGGCCATCGCCCATGGCTTTCTTGTAGAGATTCTGCGCCATGGCAGTTGTTGCGGTGATGTGGCCGGTGTCCAATTCCTCACGAAAATGCTTTCGCAGGGTTTTAATGTCGATTTTCAAAACACGCGAAATGTCGGGCTGAGGAATGCCATAGCCAGCCATGGTTTTCACCATGGATCGGTCTTTGTCGGTAGGCTTGTAAGCCGGCCTGCCTCCGCGATTTTTGGTCATGCTGTAAAAAACATTCTTGTATTTTTTGACGGTTGCCTCAGTATGATGGGCATGAAAACGAAACTCAGCAAACTGATTGAAGCGGCCCAGGCCAATGATTGGCGCAAGGCTATTTCCATCGCATCTAAGTTTCCGCAGCTTGGAGACCATAAGGCGGAAATAACAAGAGCGCAGATGGCGTACACCAATCCGGGATTCTGTCGCCAAATTGGCCGCGATCCTGATGCGTGCATTGAAGCCGGACGTTTAGCTCTCATCGCCCGCTATTCCATCAAACATTGATTCGTCAACATCAACAACACCGCATCGCTTTGCTGCGGCTTTTCCATCACCCTTAACAAATACCAGAACATTCTGATGCGTTTTGCCTAGTTTGCGGCTGGAGCTAAATTGTTTGCCAGCGCGGATTGGCAATGAGCCAACAGCTGTAACGAGAATGGCCTCGTTATAATAATGCAGGCCGGCATCGCGAAATGCTTGGATTGTATCCCCGACAAAATCGACATAATTTCCTTTTTTGTCGCGCACCTCGCCGACGACAAACGCAGCAAAACTGTCGTTCTTTAGTCTGCTGCATGCCTTGGCGATAATTTCAAAATAAGCTGATCTGAATTCATCATAGGGCAGCGTTGATAGGTCCGCTGGATTATCGCTGTAAACTTCCAAATCCGCATAGGGCGGGCAGGAAAATATCATATCGGCGTTTACGTCGTGGCAGACGCGATCAATGGTGCGACTATCACCTTCATGCCAAATTGGCATTGGATCGCTGCAAATTGCCTCAGCCTGGGCTCGGTTTGCCTCGACCTGTTCGCCGCGCAGGTCCATTCCGATATATTGCCGGCCAAGTTTACTAGCCACAATTCCGCGCACTGATCCGCCTGCAAATGGGTCAATAATTATGCCATTTGATGGGCTAAACCAACGATATGACAATTCGGTCAAAACGGGATCAAAGATTGATGTTCCGCTGCTATAAGCATCATCGGTTGGAGGAATAAAGTAATCTGACAAAAATTCAGCCGTCGTTAATTCTCTGCCCAGTTCTTTTTCTTTGCTGGCTTTCTGGGGGTAAAATACAGGATGTGACGTCCATGATTTCATCAGAACGCCATCCATTTGTTTTTTTTGACTATTTTTTAAGTTTTCAACTCCGACCAATCTTTTGCCGTCGGAGTAACCAGCGACCATTTTTTGTCCACCAGGAGCGGCATTAAATTCTCCGGAGCCACGCCCTTCTTCTGATTTAATCCCCATCGCAATCCATGCACGCTTGCGGTCCTGCCACCATCCCTCGCGGGCGTTCAGAACTGAGAATGGCGCGACCATAAATTTGTCGGATAACTTTTCGGACGGAGACCCTTCGCCGGTTTCGCTTTCGTCCTTTTGTGGATTTAGCAAATCTTCAAGGGTTTTGTCATCGAAGCCGATTAGGCTGAGATCAAAACCCTCGGTGTTCAAATCCTGCATTTCGATTGAAAGCAGGTCCATATCCCATCCGGCATTCATGGCGAGCTGGTTGTCAGCCAGCACATAGGCGCGCCGCTGCGCCTCTGACCAGCCGGTCGCAATCATGACTGGCACTTCCGTCAAGCCGAGCTTGCGGGCCGCCAGAACACGGCCGTGGCCGGCGATAAGGGTTCCATCCTCGGAAACGAGGACTGGCATAGTCCAACCCCATTCCTGAATGCTGGCTGCGATTTGCGCGACCTGTGCATCGGAATGGGTGCGGGAATTCCTGGCGTATGGCGTGAGGCGATCAATAGACCACCGTTCAACTTTGTCTGCGGGCCAGGATTGCCGCTTATCGGATGCCACTTTGCCGTCCTTTTTATGCTCGGGAAAAAGGTAGATACCCAGACATAGCCCATCAAGGGGCGGAGCGGCAAAAGGTTTTATACGCCCGGCAAGACGTTGAGCAGATTTCGGACCATGAGGGCAGCAGCTTGATGGCCGGCGTTGTTCAGTTCGTTGATGGCTTCCTGCAGGGTTTCTGCCCGGATTTCATCATGGGCATCGACCATTGCGGCGAGGTTTTGCTTTAGCCGCCATGCTTCGTCTGGTGACAGCCAGCCCAAACGTTGGAGATGATGGGCGGTATCTGGCGTGATATCCATGCCCTGTTTCAGTTCATCAGGGCGATGTATGTGGTCACAACATCGACAAACCACATGCCAAACCCGGTGGCCAAAATGGCGAGTGCATAATCGGTCAAATCACGCATTGGTTTGCTCCTGCAGGGCAGCCGCTAGGGCGGCTTTTTTAGTGGCAAATCGCAAGCTGATTCGTGAATCAGCGCGATGCAAAAACCATTTTGCGCCAGCGCAAGGGTGAGTGATTACCGCGATCAGGCTGCGATCCTGGGCGCGAATGGCGATCTCTCGCCATCCGCCTGGGGCCTTGGTTTCGGCGATGATCATCACCGTGCCGCCTCGGCGACTTCGCGGTAGGTCCAGACTCGGCCGCAGCCGTTGTCGGCCACGATGTAGCCGGTTTCGCCTGTGGCGAAGGGCAGGTCGCCCTCGCCGGGGATCACCGTCAGGGCGGTGATCGTGATGCCCTTGCGGGCCAGGGTGGCGATGGCCTTGCGGCCGAAGTGGCGGGAGGCGATCTGGGAAGCGGCCATGTGGCCCTCCTGAAAAGCGCGGGCCTGATTGCCCTGCGGTGATTTGTTTTTTACAGGGTACTTTTGAACATTGGAAGGGTATTTTTACTCATTTCTGCTCTTTTTTC